TAATATCTATTTTAGTTGAAGGAAGAGTAAACTTAAACTCATTTACGCCTGGGTTGTAGAGGTGGTCTAGGATAACTTTGTTTTCAATTGTAGAAAGATCAACTGTTTGTTCTTCACCACCCCACATAAAGGTATAATCTTTACCATAACCCAAAATGCGAGCAGCCACTAATAACGCGTTTTTATCGCCTACAATCAAATCATCATACTTTACATCGGAAACGATGAGTGATTTAACTAACTCGTCTAATACTGTGCCTTTTTGGATATATGATTGGTTGGTTAAAATATCTTCTTCCCTTGCGGTCATATATTTCATTTCAATTGTACCACTTGAAAGAGGATTTTCTTTAGGGTATACTAAACCCTTTGAAGGTAAGTCCACAACTTCTGTTGGGACATTAAATTTGTTTTCCATAAATAATTTTGTTATAACGTTTTTGTTTGTCCTATATACATATATGAAGAAAAAAAAAGCTCGCAAAAAATGCGAGCTCTTTTTATAGTATTTAGCTTTAAATCTTAGTAGTTCAATATAGCATAGTCCATACCTACAGTCATAGTAATGTTTACTGCTGTATTTTCTGTATCGTAGCTATAATCACCAAAGTTAGCATCTTTAATAAATGCGCCTACAAGTACCCATTGGCTTACAATATCACCTACAGGACCTAAAACGTTAAGTTCAAGTCGCTTTTTGTAGAAATCAGAGTAACCATCTCTACCTGTTACAGATTCGTGTGATAAACGAACCCATTCCATGATTGTCTGTGCACCAGAAGGAGTAATTGGGTCAAATAATGTCATAGTCACATCACCCCAAGTGGTTTTACCCTTAACTTTTCTTTGAACGTTGATGTGATTTAATATTACTTCACCTTGTTGTAAATTTACAGCGCTCATACCTTTGATCATATAAGCGGGTACGTTATCCAATGACACCTGGAACCTATGGGGTTGTTTAGGTTCAAATGGTTCAAAGAACATTTCATCGTAATTTAATATTGCCATTTTCTTAGTTTTTTTATTTGTTTATAAATATGTTATTTGTTAAAACCTTATGCAGGGAAAGTAGCACCTGTTGGAGTAATATTAAAGTCGAGGTAAATAAATTCAGCTGTTTTAGTTGGCTGTAAGTATATTTGACCTATCAACTCATTTCTGTCAATCACTTCAGCAGAGTTATTAGTACCATCCATTACTACTTTAAAGGCATACAAACCTTGACGTTGTTGAACTGATTCAAGGTATGGGATAACTTGTGCTAAGAAAATATTTCTTGTAGTTTGTGTATTTTGTTCAAATACCAAGTTAGTAGCAATTCTAGAAATATAAGACTTAAGTACAATCAACAAGCGACGAACATTTACACGATCAAGAGCCGAAGGCTTACGTTGTAATGTTTTCTGACCATAAACTGCAGTACCAGTACCTGGGAATGAAGCTAATGGGTTAACATTGCTGAGGTATAACTCATCACGTTGGGCTACACTTAATTTGTATTCAGCGCGGATTACTCTGGTTAAGCCACCTCTGTTAATACCTGCAGGTGCGAACCAAGGCTCAGCAACACTGTCGTTAAACGCATATACTCCTGGGATAAATGTTGAGGCTGGAGCCCAAACTGTTCTACCAGTAGTAGTGTCTCTAGTAGAAACCCAAGGCCAATAAGTAGCAGCATATGAAGTATCTAAGTTATTAGCTTGAGCAGTTGCAGAACTAACTGTTCCACCGTAGTTTAACAAATCAAGTACATAAATATTATCACCTCTGTTTTGAGTGTTTTGGATAATGGTATCAATCTTAGCGCCATGGGTACCTAAACTGTAGATCAGACCAGGAGTATAGAGAGCATTAAATTTATAGTCGTCATTAGACATCAAAGCAATAGCATTTGTGTAACTACCAGCTGTTAATCCTTGAGTATTGTTTTCAGTAATATCACTATAGAATTTAACCCCAGCTATAATATCACCTGTAGCACCAGCAAATGCACCTGTTTGAGCTATTGGTAAAGAAGCAGTGTATGAAGCAACTGCAATTTGACCTGCTGAATTAAGGTAATTAGGGGTTGGGTTGTTTACTGATTTGACTCTTACGTATCTTGAGCGGTTAGCATAATCACCAGTAATATTTAATTGGTTATTAACTACATCATAATTAAATGCATAGTTACCAATTACTGCTTCAATGTAATTTGAAGCAAGTGGGTCTAATGATATTTGAGTCCATTGCTCTAAAACAATGGGGCTATTAGTATTGTCATCACCTCTTCTAATTAACAAGGTAAATGTACCTGAAGAAGTATTTGGTGATACGATTTCCCAACGTAAGTTGTTAACTGATCCGCTTACTAAGCCTCCTTTTGAGTCTTGAGCACCTGCACTGTTCATAATAACACCTTCAGAAAGTGTTTCTAATTCAAATGCAGGTTGGTTAGCAGCAGCTGTGCTTGAAGAAATAGCAGCAGTAGCAGGAGCCCATTCTAATGAATTTGATACTACACGAGTAATCATCAATGTTTCACCACCATTTTGGAAGTAGTTAAAAGCAGCAATGGATGTAAAGTAAGAATAAGGAGCACCACCGCTAATAAGAAGATCACCAAATGTGGCTGCAAAATCACTATAAGTAGTTACTAGAGTAGGGACACCAATAGGACCTCTAACTGTAGGGCCTATGATGGCTGCTCCTACAGCGGGGGGTCGTTGGTTTATAAAGGATGTATCATTTTCTCTTGCTAATACACCCGGGGAAAGTAAAACGTTAGTCGCCATGTTATTAAATTGTTTTAATTGTTTTTAATTGGGGTTTGTTGATAAATATCCTAAAAAGACTCAAAAAACTAGGCGCTTACGAATTCTCCCTTTTCTAAATTGATGGTTCCGTCACCATATTTATCTTGGAGTTGTTTGCCTAAAACTTCTTCTTTTTGTTTTAGTTTTTCGTATTCAAGTTTTAGTTTTTGTTTTATAGATTCTAATTCTTGAAATTGAATTTCAATAGTACCAAATTTGTCTATTAAAGTAAATCTGTCTTGTTGTACTATTTTTAATTGTGTAATCTCTTCTTGGGTTAAAACTTTTGTTTCCATATTTTAATTTATTATAAATATTTAAGGATTTCCTGGAAAATCTGGAGGTGTTGATAAAGGACTATAAAATATTCCTTCTGATGTTTCATACCAGTCCCCATATCCTACCATTTCAGTAGTATCTTCTATCATTAAATCATGATCTCCAGGGTATTGATATGGGGTATTACTATCCCATACTACAACATCAATTACATAATTTGATTTTATTATTGCCCATCTAGCCATATTAATTTATTTTTTAGTAATATTCAAAAATTAAAACAAAACCATCACCACCTCTACCTCCGGTTCCACTTACAGTGCCAACAATAGTAGCTCCTCCTCCACCACCACCAGCAGCCATACTTCCAGATCCTCCATTACCAGCTGAAGCAGCTGGAGAAGGTCTTCCTCCTGCACCACCATGTCCTCCAGTTCCAATAGAGGCACCAAAAATTAAATTGCTACCACTATAGGAAAGTAAATGACTTATATCAATAACAGGAGCTCCATTCTGTCCAACCCCACCAGGTGCTATTCCTGGGGACCCAGATTGTATTAAAGAAGTATAATTATAGATTGCTGAGCCAGATCCACCACTCCCAGAAATATTAGTATTTGTTATTCCTCCTCCTCCACCTCCACCAGCTAATAATCTAGAACCATTAAAAGCACTACCTGCGCTAGCACCTGTAGTTGTTGTTCCTGCAGCACCATCAACACCTGAGTAATAAAAAGGAGGGTATGGGTTAGGAACTGTAGGGGATGTGGGAGCTACATTAGTGCCTGCAAGGCCAGGGGTTGTGGTTCCACCACTACCTGATGCGCCACCTATACCTCTTAAAAGAACAGTTGATCCTGAGGCGAATGTACTGTTTGCTCCAACATTTCCATTTCCGCCTGTGAAAGTAATAGATCCAGACCTTCCTGCTCCTCCACTTCCTCCTGCTCCTACAGT